ACCACCGCTGGTCAGCCCGCGTGGCCGGTGGAACCCTCCCCCAGCTACAATGGGGCGGCCATGACGGGCTTCAAGGGGTCCATTCTGGTGGACTCCCAGACGATCGCCGAATTCCAGTCTGGCGAGATCAACCTGGACACCGGAGTTGAACTCCGCCGAGCCTTCGGCAGCGACTACAGCACCATCATCGGCGGCGGTGACCGCTCCGTCTCTGTCTCATTTAAGGTGTTCGATGGCGACTCGACCGCTATCAAGAACCTCCGCGCCAAGGCGATCAGCAAGACCGCCGTGGATGCGGTGTTCACCGCCGGTACCGTTGCGGGGTCTCGCTATGAGTCCCCGGCCTCTCCGAGGACGGCCCCTACTTCGCCATGCAGTTCTCTAGCTCGCCGGCGTCCATCGCCGCCGCAACGCCCAACGAAGTCCAGATCAAGATCTTCTAGTCCTCAAGGGGCCGGAGGTAACCCGGCCCCTTACATCACCCGCAAGGAAACCCCACCGCATGGTCCCCTACCTATCCACTTCCGAATTTGCCTCCACCTCCCACCCTGGCGTCACCGCCACCCTCCGCAAGGCCAGTGCCCGCCGCCGGGACAAGCTGGCAGAGGACACGATGCACATTCAACGGGCCGTGTCCGATCTGGTCATCGAGGCCACCAAGCTGGAGAGCGACCCGCACAGCCTCCCCAAGCTGTCCCTGATCCAGTCGGAGATGTCCCGCCTCCAGAACCAGGTTATCCAGGCCCGCCTACGCTGGGGCATCAAAGAACTCCGGGGGCTGGAGATTGACGGCCAGCCCGCCGACGTGGAGGCTCTTCTGGAAGACGGCCCGGAGGATCTGGTGGGCGAAATCCACGCCGCCATCCTGGCCAACTTGGGGCTTTCCGAGGACCAGGAAAAAAACTCCGAGTTGCCTACCACTTCTGGCGATCAGGTGGCTGGGCAGACGAGCGATACGACTGCCGCGACTGCGTAAAGTCAGGGCACTACGCCGGGCGCAACTGCCCCCGATACTTCCCTGACCTGGTTGACAAGACGCGCCGCCCGTGGACGCCCGGCTATAGCCTCAAGACCTCCGCCGGGGTCCGCACCTACTCCGTCTCTGGGGTGGAGTGTCATGAGTGCCCAGTGGGGTACATTGACCCGCACTGGGCTCACTTGGTCCGCACCGTTGGGAGAGGGTGGTGGGTCCGTGAATTGACCGGGGTGCCCGCACTCCCGTCCGATCAGTCACGGTGGCCCGCCACGCTGGTTGATGCGCTGGAGATTCTCTCCGTGGAGCGCCAGCGCGTGGAGTCCGCCGAGACATCAGCCATGTTGGAGCCCAACCAATGAGTCAGCTACAACTCGTCACCCAGATTCGCACCATCGGCCAGCAGGAGATGGACAGGCTGGCCCAGTCTGTCCAGATCACCAAGGCGGGAGTGGACGCTCTCTCTGACTCCCAGGCCAGGCTCAACGCCACCCTGGGTACCCTGAGTACCACTCTCGCTAACTTGACCGCCCAACTGGAGCGAAAGAAACAGGCCCAGGAGGACGTGGCCAAGGCCTCCGACCAGGCCGGGGAGTCCTTCCTATCCCAGATGGTCGCGGCCAACGTCCTGACTGAGGCACTCCAGAAGGTTGTGGAGTTCACGAAAGAGTACACCGTGGAGGCGGCTAAGTATGCCGCCCGCACGGAAACCGTGGCCGTCGTCATGGATAAGTTGGCTCAGGTCAACCACTTGTCCACTGGGGCCGTCCGCGCCCAGGTCCAGGAAGTGAAGGCTCTGGGTATCACTACCCAGGACGCCATGGCGGTCATCAACCGCATGGTTTTCGCCCAGTTGGACCTCAAGCGGGCCGCTGAACTCGCCCGCCTGGCCCAGAACGCGGGTGTCATTGCCAACATCAATTCGAGTGAGGCTCTCCAGGGGATCGTCCACGGCATCGTCACCCGCCAGCCTGAAGTCCTCCGCACATACGGAATCACGGTGGACTTTGAACGCAAGTACGCCGAGGTTGCGCGGACGCGGCAGCGCGAGCTGACCGCCAACGAAAAAGTGGAGATCGCGCTCCAGGAGGTGCTCAAGCAGGGAACCCGCATCCAGGGGGCCTATGAAGCATCTATGCTCACCGCCGGGAAGCAGATGCAGTCCCTGGCCCGCTACAGCGACGAGGCCAAGAACGCTATCGGCCAGGGCTTGCTCCCGGTGATGAGTTCGGCGGTCATGATGCTGACCAGGCTTGGCAAGTACGCCGCCGAGAACGGGGAGATGTTCTCCGACATGGCCAAGCACATCACCAGTGCTGGGTTGGCCATGGCGGCCTTTAAGGTACTGCCCGGCGGCCCGATGGTCAAGGGCGTCGGCGCGGGCCTCGCATTCCTGGGCGGAGAGTTTTTACTGAACACGGACCCGCTGGAGGCCCTGGAAGCCCAGGGCAAGATGGCCGTGTCCAGCCAGCTTGCTCAGCGGGCACGGCTTCAGCGCCGCCTTGATGCCAACCAGTACAACAACCCAGAGGAGCGCCAGCGGGACCAGGAGGCTCTGAAGGGCCTCAAGGATGCCGCCGCCACCATCGCGGAGACCCTGGCCAACCAGTTGGCACAGGTCTACATCACCAAGGGCAAGGACATCCCGTATGAGGCTGATCGGCTGGCCCAGGGGATGGACTTGGGCGGCGGCATCAAGGTCACGCGGGGCGAAGTCCTCCAGGCCATCCAAGACATCCAGCACCCGGACCCCCGGGGAGCCACCCAGGACGTGGCCGCAATCAAGGAATCTGATCGCCAGGCGAAGGCAGCCGCAGCGGCAGCCAAGTTTGAGGCGTCCGCAAAGGCCGCCAAGGAAAAGATGGACTCCCTGATGGTCCAGCTCTACGGCTTGACTGAGGGGGAGGCGGCCAAGTATGCAGCCGTCATCGCGGATTTCGAGAAGGACCTGGCCCCGTTCTTGAAGGGTGACCCCCGGCTGGGCAAGGCGCGGGCGATGATGGCGACGCAACTGGCCCATCTGACCGACAAGGACCTCGATGCCGCCTCTGGCATACTCCGCAAGGCCCACGGAAACTCCCGCTGGGAGTCTTTTAGAGATCTTCTCCCTTCGATCCCAGCCATCTGGCAGGGGGAGACCCAGGCCGACATGGTAACGGTTGACCAGCACACGGCAGACCGGGTGAACAACGGCGGCATCAGTGGGACGGTCAGCCGCGTTCTCGCCGCCCAGCAGCGGGCCTTAGAGTTCAATATCCGGATGGTTGAGCTGACGGCAGGCCCTGGTGGTGAGATTGCCGCCATTGAGAAGGTGACCAAGATGCGCATGGATTCGGCTCAGCACGTCTATAACGTCACCAAGGACCTGGCGGCATTCGAGGCGGCGAAGGATCAGGCCCGCTATGACCGGGAAATCAAGTTGGCGGAACTCCAGAAGCACAACCTGGAGGAGTACAAGCAAGGGGCCGGGCGCATCTTCGATGCCTTGGTGCAGTCCGGGCGCACCGGACTCAAGGACCTGGTAAAGGGCCAGCTTCTCAGCGTCGGGCGGACCATGTTTATGAACGCCGCCGGGATGCTGATGGGGAACAAATCCCTGGGGCTCCCGGGCGTATCTCCGGACTCCAGCCTTGGCAAGATCCTCGCTGGCACCCCGCTTGATCCGGCCAAGCGCCAGGCTGACGTGGCGGCGCAGCAGCAAACCTCAGCCGCCCAGACTCAAGTCCAGGCCGCCCAGATCCAACTCCAGGCGGCCCAGGCGTCTCAGGCGAACTCCTGTAGCGTCCCAGACGACCTCTCCGGCGACATCTCCGGCGCTGGCGAAGCGGCGGGCGGTGGTGCTGGTGGCTCCGCCGGTGCCCTTGCGTCCACCACGGCGGGAAAGGGCATCGCAAGCATGGCCCTCAAGTGGGCTGGAATCGGAGGGGCGCTGACGGCTGGGACCCTTGGGGCTGTCTCCGGCATCAAGCAGGGTGGGATCGGCGGGGCATTGACCGCCTCCGGCTCCATCATCGGCGGCGGCTTGAGTGCGCTCTCCATGATGTCCAAATCCTTCTCCGCCCTCGGCCCCTGGGGCGCTGTCGCGGGCATGGGCCTGGGCCTCCTGGGCTCCCTGTTCGGGCATTCCAAGGCGGACAGGGCGCAGGAGATTAACAACTCCATCGAAGCGAACAAGAAGACCTGGGTTGAGGGGCGCTCCGTGACCAGCGGTATCTGGGGCAGTAGCTCCTACGATGTGGACGCCCAGGGCAAGGCGCGAGTGATCGTCCAGCAGACCATCAACGTACCCATCAAGGCCTTCGACGCCAAGAGCGTCTACGATGCGCGGGCTGATATCGCGGATGCGGTTGCGGGGGCCGTCAGGGAAGGCCACGCGGTGGTGCCCACACTACGGGCGCGGCTGGCGTACTAAGGGGAGGGCGGGGGGGCGGGGAGTCGCTCCCGCCCCTGGATCACTTGGTGGGCTTAGGCTTGGGCATCACACAGACCAGATCCATGGTCACGTCCTCACAGCCGTGGGCCGCCTTGGCGGCGGTGACCGCTGCCTCCAGCTTCTTCTGAGCGGCCTCCATCTGCCTCTGAAGGGTGATAATCTGCCCCTGCGCGGCCAGCGCGGCGACCTGGGCGTCTCTGATGGCCAGCTTTTCCGCGTCTGTCAGCTTGGGTGGATCGGCGGGCTTGGCGTCTGCCGCCAAGATGGGGATTGCGAGGCAGATCAGGGCCAGAATGACAATGGTGATGCAGGACATGGGTACTCTCAAGCGGTGTCTCCTTTGCGCGGGTGGGCTCTCCCTGTACTCCAATCGGGAGCGGGGTTCCCCGCGTCAACTACGGCGTCGATAGAGGCTCCACCGGGTTGACGTTTTTCCCCGGAGCACGATAGGGGGATGTGGCATCCTTCCCCCTCCTGTCTTGCGGCACTACGGTTATGTACCCGGTTGAGATCGGGTATACGTCCCCGGCCCGCGTCCTGGAGTTCGGGGATGGGACGGAGCAGAGATTCCGGATGCGCCCCAAGGCGGCCCGCTTCCGCCTCTCCCTGGATGGCATTTCAGCCGCCGATGTGTCAACGGTGCGGACGTTCTTCGAGGCTTGCAAGGGCCGCTTTGACACCACCTGGAGCCTGACTATCGGAGGCACTACCTGGACCGGGCTGGGCTTCATGTCGGATGAATTCCAAGCCACGGAAACCCAGCGGCTCCGCTGGCGCGTCAGTTTGGACGTCGAAAAGGTCGGCCCTTGACGTCCTGTTCCACCCCCGCGATATAGGGTCAGCACCATGGCCGTCATTTACCAACCCCGCCCCGCCCCTCCTGAGGATGAATTCAGGCTGATCGTGGGGGAGGAGTCCCGAACCTATCACTACCGTGACGGCGTTTCCATCTCAATCAAGGGTGTGGTGGGGCTCTGCGTCCGCCCCTCCGGCAACCACCGGCTGGAAACCAGTGACGGTCGCAAGTGGATCATCCCGGATGGCTGGGTGGCAATCGAACTCCAGGCAACATCCTGGTCCTGTTGAGTCCTTGACCGCCGCCGCCCTGACCTCGATAGGTCTGTGTGACGCTCCTACGGTTTTTCGCCGGTCTGCCAATTCGCGCCCTCAGCATCTGCCTGTTTGCGCTCGCTGGCTGCTATGTCCTGATCTGCCTGGCCTTTAGCGTCGTGTGGGGCGTAGGGCTGGCGGTGCAAGAGGGTCTACTAATGACCGGAGACGCCCTGGTTGTGACCTGGGAGTGGCTGGAGGTCCTGCATGGCAAACTTTCCCGCCCTTAGCACGGGTTATTCGGTCCAGCTACCCTACACGCGGGGGGTCAAGTTCCGTACCCGCTCCGCTGAGACGCCCGGCGGGATGCGCTACACCTACGCCACACGGGCCGCTGGCCAGAGGGCCTGGGAAATCGAGTACAGCGCCCTGACCCAGGCGGAGGCGGACGCCCTGGTAGCCTTCTTCTCGGCGCGGGGCGGGCGCTATGAGTCTTTCACGTTCCAAGACCCCCAGGACTCCACCCCCTACACCGTCCGCTTCGATCAGGATGAGCTGGCGGTTACGGCCTCAGGGCGCAATGAGCACAAGGTCCTGGTGAAACTGGTAGAAGTCCCCGCATGAAACACCTCCTGGTCGCCATCTTAATCATTCGCAGCTTCCTACGCTTCTCCCATGCCACTGACCACAATCAACGCCGCTAAGGACCTGGTCGCCGCCTATAAGCCCCTCCTCCTGGTCGATATCACCCTGACGGACGGGACAGCCCTGCACTATTCCACCCACCCACTGAACGCCACTGAGGGCGGGTATGCGGTGGGCGGAGTGAGCTATATCGGGCGTGTGGTGGATCACTCCCTGGCGGCGGTGCAGCAACTGGGGGAGGCGGGCATTGACGTCCCGTTGAGTTTCACGGTCAGCTTGGCGGACCCGGAGCGGGTCCTGTGGATGGCCTACGAGGGTGGGCAGGGATTCAGGGGGGCGACTCTGGTGGCCCGGCTGGTGCTGGCGGACTTCGGCAGCACCCCATGGACCTACAGTTCAGACTCAATTGAGAGGTTCCGGGGCAAGATCCGGCGGGTGAGCCTGACAGGAACGGCTGTGGATCTGGAAGCCTCTGCCCTGGTGGACATCGCCAACCGCCAGCTTCCCACAGTCCCCCTCCAACAGCGCTGTCCATGGCGGTTCCCCCGGACGGCAGAGGAGCGGGCCGCTGGGGCCGCTGCCGCCAGCCCCTTCTATCCGTGCGGGTATGACCCGGCCAACGGGCGCGGCACCTACCAGAGCGGCTCCACGCCCTACTCTGACTGCGGGTACACGGCTAGCGACTGCAAGGCGCGGGGGCTGTACAAACTAGATGCCAGCGGCCACCAAACGGGTGGCTTCGGCGGCATCTCCTACGCCCTACCGGCGGGCTCCAAGTACCGTGAGTACACCAGCGGCAAGTGGATTGACACCAAGACCCAGGAAGCTAAGCTGGGGGACCCCGCCCCGGAGGTATTTGGCACCGCCTGGGTGGAGCCCAAGCTCCTAGGGGCGTGGCCCGAGGGCAACTCCACGCGCGGAGAGGCGGTCATTTCCGCCGGTCCCATCAGCAGCATCCTCCAGGTGGTGTGCAACGACACCATCCTCCCAGCAGCCACCTCTCTCACCGGTGCCCCCTACAACATCCCCAAGGGTGGGGAGTTGATGCGGTATAACGTCGTGAACGCGGGCTCCCGCGTGGGCAAGCCCGGCACGGACGTCCCATGGAGCGGGAACGGCGACCCTTACGGCTCCCTGTCTGTGATCGAGTGGTGCGCTCCCCGCGCCCTGGTCGATGGCTCCGGGCTACCCTCTATCCGCTGCCTAATCCAGGGCACTCCGCTGCCCCAGCCCAACACCGCCGATCCAGGGGACGCTGGCTCCTGGCCCGTGTCCTATACGGACAACCCGGCCTGGGTGGCGCTGGCTCTCCTAATCCGCTCCGGGTTCACCTATGCGGACCTGGACCTCCAGAGTTTCATCGACGCGGCGGCCATCTGTGCTCAATCTGTCACCTACACGGACATCAACGGTGCCAGTTCCACGCGACCCCGGTACACGGCCTCCCTGGTCCTCTCTCAGCGCCAGGCGGTGTCGGATGTCCTCCGCTCCTTCCTGCCTAGTTTCAACGCCGTGGTGCGGCCTAACGGGACGAGCGGCAAGTACTCCCTGGTGATCCTGGGAACGCTGGCGGCCCAGCAGCCCAGCCCGATCAGCGGCTCCAACTACGACACCCCCATCCGGTCCAAGTCCGCCACCGGGGCAGATGCAAACGGGTATGTGGCCTATCGGTTCACCAAGTCCACCATCCTCCGAGATCGGGACGGGGCGCTGGCGACGTGCCCGGACGGGGACGGCGGGCGGCCCAACAAGGTCACCATCAACTTCCCGGACTGTGAGTTGGAGTACGCCACTACCTCCGTTGTGCTAGCGGACCCGGACGCCATCAACCGCCACGGAGAGGAAGCATCCACCCTAAGCCTCGATGGCCTCAACAGCTTCAGTCAGGCCAGCCGGATCGGACGCCTGGCCATCGTCTCCAAGCTCTACGGCAACCCGGAAGGGCTACCCGGGGGAACCATGGAGTTCACCTGGGAGACCTCCATGCGGGGGTTGCATCTCCAGGCGGGCCAGATCGTACTCCTGGATGACCCGGATCTGGGTATCGCCCCGGCGGTAGGCCTCAAGACGGGCGCGGGCGAGAACCTGGATGGGTTCCTGGTGCGCCTGACCAGAATCCAGTTGAGCCAGGATGGGGAAACTATCCAGATCTGGGGCACCTGGCATGAGTGCTGGTGGTGGACAGATACGGCCTGGACAGAAGGCCGGGGCACCCTGACCCGGAGCCACCGGGACCGCTTGGCGCGGCCCGCGCTCCCCTGGTCCCCAGACTTGGTCAGTGTTACGGGCGGGGAGTTTGCGGGTTCCACTACCATGGACCTGACCACGGACGTACTGGGGCTGGCGGACGGCTCTGAGTCTCTCTCTGTGAGCGTCAGGGGCCGCATCCCCGTCAACGAGTTCAGCTCGGAGGCTTCGCCGCTCCTCCACCCCCAGGGTACAACGTCCCCATCGGGCGGGAGCATCCCTGGCGGTGGCGCGGTGTACTACCTGGCCCTGGTTGGGTTAGACGCCGCTGGAAAACGGACCTACCCGTCCAATACGGCGGCTGTTCCCGTGACGGCTGGCGGAGACACCAACACCATCGCGGCCCAGGTCTCAAGCTGGCCCACAGGGCTGGTTTCCTGGGAACTCTACGCCGGGCGGGACCCCAACCGGATGACCCGCCAGTCCACTGGGGTGGGCACCCCAGCGGCGTCCATCTCCATCACCTCCCTAGCAAGCGGCGGACGCGGACTCCCTGACGTTGAGGCCGATTCCCTGGTCGTGCGGGCGAAGATCGTGGACTATCCCGGCGTATTCCAGGGGACGGTCACGGGGGTCGCCACCAACACCCTGACCATCGGCGGAGCCTCCTGGGCCGCTAATGCCTGGGCTAACCGGGAGGTCACACTCCTGGCGACGGCTAACGGGTCGGCCCTCAAGGCGGCTACGTTCACCGTGACGGCCTCCGGGACCAACACCCTGACGGTCACCCCTGACCCGGTGGGCATCGTACTAGCTGGGGATCTGGTGGCCATGAGGGTTAAGCCTACGGCCTCCGGCTCCACCCTGACGGACTCCGCCTGGGCTAACCCCTTACTGAACGATGGGGCCGGGCTCCCGGATGTCACGGGACTCCTGTTGCGGGTCATCGCTGGCGCGGGCTCCGGGCACGTCTACCGAATTGCCGCCAACACAGCCGCATCGGTCACCATCCAGGGGACGCCCGTGGCTCCCTTCGACACCTCCACTCGCTTCATTCTGGAGCGGCCTGAGTGGGCGGCAGAAGCCTCTGTGGGTTCGCTGTCGAATTCAGACCCGGACGCCACTGTCAGCCTTGACCTATCCATCCCCAACTACACCCAGGCTGCCATCCTGGTCCAGGGCTGGCTGGTGGATGGCGGGGGACAGGCCAGTTTGGATTACCTCTCCCCGTGGCGGGAGGCGGGCGTGCGCGGCGCGGCTGGTGCAGGCGGAGGTGATGTCCCACTGGGGGATGTCACGGGGCTGGCGGTGAACAGCACCGCCATCAGCGCAGACGGCTCCACCGTGACCATGGACATCTCCGCAACGTGCCCCGCTGATGCGGGGTTCAGCGGGTGTGAGATGTTCCTGGAGATTCCCCAGGAGGCGGACGCGGACCCGGAACACCCAACGATGCCGGGCCAGATCTACCATCAGGGATGGTGGTATGCGGAGCCCAACGGGTCTCTCTCTGACAAGATGGTGGTACCCACGCCTCCGCTGGCGTACCTCCAGGGGCTGGCAACTCCCGTTGTGACCTGGATCGTGTACGCCTTATCGCGGTCCTGGGGCTACTGCAACGAGCTAGTGCGGCTGGACACGGTGAACCCGCTGGCCCCGGCCAACCGGACCCCGGTGGCGACGGTCACCATCGACTTCACGGCCTACATCGCGGCATCCCAGGCAGACAATGGCCTGGCCTCCATCAACCTCTCCGGGCCTCCCGTCGTAACGGCTGGGGCAGATGAGGTGGTAATCTCCCAGAACTACGCCCCGCCCTATTTCGGCATCCCGGGCGCGTTCACCATCGGCTCCTTTGAGGGTGTGATGGCGGTGGTGGAGTACCCAGACGGCAAGGTGGTAGATTGCGGCTCCCACCCCTACACCAAGGACCCGCTGTCCGCGCCTCCGGCTAACGTGGAGACGCTGACGGTTCGGGCTCCGATGCCCGCCAGCCTCCCGGCTACGCTGTACCTCCACA